GCGAGTTCATGAACAACTGCTTCCGGTTGATGGCCTGCTGCACCATCATCTGCCGGCTCACCATGTCCATCACACCCTTCGGCTCCAATTCATACTGGTCATGCAGAGCCACCGGATCCGCATCCAACGAATCCTCCGCGAACCGATACCGCAGACTCTTGGAATCGTACTGCACATACAGGCTCCACGCCTGACGATACAGCTTGCCCAGCGACATCCGGAACAGCCGCGCCCGAAGATCACCACTCTGCATCGCCTGCGCGTTGATGCTCTGGATCTCCGTCGCCGTCCTCCGATCCGTCCCGCCCGACATGACGCTGGCCATCCCGTAATCCGGGCTCCCGATCCGGTTCTCCGCGACCGCACGGGTCTGGTTCAACTCCGTATCGAAACTCACCGGCGGCTGCGGCATCTGCACCGGTGCCACGCCATACGGGAGAATCTGCCCCGGCTGGAACCTCAAGTTGATGCTGTTCGGCAACTCCCGCTCCGCACGGAACAAGGGCCGATTGTACAACGTCATCGCATCATGCTTGTGGTTCCACATCGAGGTCATGCTCAACTCGAACGGAGCCAGGATCTCGCACACACCCCTAGGGCTGAACCACCCCTTGTCCTTGATCTCATAAGGGAAATCCACAAAGGGCAACTGCCCATGGTCATAGGGCAACTCCATCGGATCCCGCAGATCCAGATCCACCGCCGCCGGACTGTACAGATACACCTCCCACTTCCCCGCATCGGTCTTCCGATACACCTCCCAGATGATCACCCCATCAGTGTTGCTCGTGTAAGTGATGCCCTCGCGCAACTGCTTCGCATCATTCTCACTCGCCGCGCCCGGGATGTTGTCGTCCTCCTGCGGGTTCCCACGGATCCGCTGCACCGTCTTCCCATCCGCCTTCCAACCAAACTGGCCGGCCATCCGACGATACGCACCCACACTCATCGGCATCACATGCACCGCCCAATCCGCATCCTGCAAATCCGTAGTGTACGCCGGCACCACGAAATACATCGGGTCCACCGCCTCAAACCCAACCCTCTTGTCCCCAGGATTCCAGAAACACTTCATCACCCCACGCCCACTCATCAGCGTGTAATCCACCCACGAAAGAACCTCATCCACGAAGTTCGTCTTCTCCCGCACCTTGTAGTTGAACCAGTCCTCCGCGACCTTCGTGTACGCATTCAACTGCGACCGCATCGGCACAAAGCTGGCCACCACATCCATCCCAAGAGCCTGCTGCAGGAACAAGGGCTTCAGCTTCTCAATCGCCGTATCAATCAAGGGCCAATGCAGGTCCGCAGCCTTCGGCCACGGCTTGTTCGCCCGCCGCAACCCATGATGCCTCAACTCATACCACCGAGTCTGCCGCAACTCCCACGGACTCCGCTGCCCGATACTCTCCAGTATCTGACCCTGCAAATCCTTCCGCCCCTTGTCGCTCATCATATTCACCCCTTACTACCCACCAACTTCACAACCCGCAAGCACAACACCCTCCGCATCCCCCTCCAGCGGGCCAATCTCCTCCTCCATCCTCTCCAGCAAACTCCTCCCATCCTCACCCACAGCCTTCAAATACTCATCCATCCTCCTCCCACCACCACCACAAAACGCCAACACCATAGCATCCGCCCGATCCGGACTGTTGATCCCCCGCGCCCGCAACTCATCCTTCCCCTCCAGCGTCAACTTCCCCTTCCCATTCGTCCGCACCTTCCGACTCACAAACTGCTGGAGCAATACCTCGTCCGTCCCACACGGCCCCAAGTTCACCTTCCCCTCTTCCACCATCCGCCCAAACTCAATCCACATCTCCGCCGCACGATTCACAAACTGATCATCCCGAATCGCCCGCTCCCCAAAGTTCACCCGCCTCACATCCCACCCCTCAGCCCGCAACGCATCACACATCACCACCCCCATCCCACCCACATCCGCATACACATCCTCAGCCTTCACACCCCATTTGCGAAACTCCGCAATGAACCTCCCCACACTCGCCATCGTGTCCCGATCACGCCACCGCACCAACCCCCTCACACAATTCCCCTTCCGCACCACCATCACACTCTCATCCCCACCAGCACTGAAATCACACCCAGCCGTCAGCCGCTGACCCTCCGACTCCTCCTTGCACGGATCACTCACACACCTCTGCCAATCCACCGTCTTCACCGCAGTCAAACTCCCGTCATCCTCCATGAACTCCGCATGAATCATCGACCGCACCAACGGATGCCCCTCACCCCAGCGGGCCACCTGCTCATCAATCCACTCCTTCCGGATATGCGGACAATCATACGCCGTCACCGTGAACGTCTTCCACTTCCCATCATTCCTACGAAACGCCTCGTAGAAATACCCACTACTCCCACCAGGGCTACTCATCATCAACACCCGCGTCGGCTGACACCGCTCCATCGACTGAAATATCCCGTCCGGAACAGCCTTCGCCTCATCCACCACATACAACAAATCCCCACTCGGCCCCTGCACATGCCACCCCTCCGCCTTCTCAGGATTGCTCGCAGAGAACCCAATACACCGACTCACCAACTCCTGACCCTCCACCAACCTCGGATACACATACCTCACCTCCCCATCCTTAACCGAAAAACCATTCTCCTCACCACCCAACCCATTGATCATCTTTCGCAAATGCGGCCACAACGCATCCGCCACCTGCCGATACACACCAGCCGTACACACCACCAAACTCCCAGGCCACCTCAACATGTGCCAGATCACCGCACTCGCCGCCACCATGCTCGTCTTCCCACTACCATTCGCAGCCTTCAACGCCACCCGCGAATGCTTCTCACCCAATGCACCCAACACCGCCTCCTGCCACGGATACACCTCACGCAGGCCAAGCATCATCTTCGGGAAATTCTCCAGCTTCTGCGCCTCCGCCAGTAACTTCTTCTGCTTCCACGCAGGCATCCCCCCTCCAGAGGAATACGAGTTGGCCATGGGGTTGCGCTTACGCTTTATCTGCTTGACAGGCATGGAATTGTGGTGGTTGGGAGAGGGGGGTATCAGGATCAACCCACCCCCCTCGTGGGGGTCCCCCCCTCCCCGTGGTCTATTTGCTCCCTCCGAATGCTCCGAGCAGGTTGCCGGAGATCGAGAGCTCCTTCCCCTTGGAAGTGTGATCGATGGATGCGCGGGCGACGTAACCTCGGGTTCGTTCCAGCAACCACGCGGATCCTTGCCAGCCGGGACCGCATGAGCGGACGACGCTTGCAAGTTCTAGTTCCCCTTGGAATTGCGCTTCTCTCATCTGAGAAGCAAAGTCCGGATTCCGGACCAGATATTGCGACCATGTACTTCCACCATCGTGGAACCCACAGCCGATCGCGATGCGCTCAGAAGGGATTCCCAATCGTGCGGCCTCGATTGCTCTTTTTACTTGGTCCGTTGAAAGGGATTTCTGCGGCCTGCCAATCTTCCTCCCCTGAGTCCCTTTCCCCTTCCTTCCCACCTTTCCGTCGGTCATTCCCCCTTCTCTTTCCATGCCCCCGCTCTCCCCGATCCCCCTTTGAATTGGAAGCCAAATTTTCCCCCTTGACACCGCATCCCCTTTCCCTCACCTTGCGCGTGCGACCCGAAGACCGGGTCCGTTCAACATCATGAAATCCCTGAAATCCCTACTCGTTGCCCTCGCGCTCCTTGCGCTTGGGTCTGTCGTCATCCTCGTACTCGGGCTCTGTTTCGCTGAGCTATTCGTTGGAGGTGTCCTGTGATTCTCCACGAAGACCAGCACCGTGTCATCATCGCCAAGTCGAAAGGGGGTGGATTGTGACTACCTATTGTGTCTCGTGGTATCGAGGAAGGCAGGCTGACGGCGGAAGTCACACGTCGACTGAAGGTGCGATGTCGGCCGTAAGCGCCTATCAGAAAGCGGTCGAAGCCCAGACAACGCCCGGTGTGAGACTGCTTAGTATCAAGCGAGAGTCTGATGAGTGCCGTGTCAGTGTCCGACAGTTGCGGGCATTGGCGAGAATCGGGAAAACGAAAGGCCAGCGTTGAAACCCCTCCTTCGTGTACTAGGCTACCTCGCCCTTTGCTTCGTTTTCGCCCTCCTACTGCTTCTGTCCGCGCTCGCTGGCGATTGAATCAGAAGCTTCCACCACACGCCCCAAGGAATCCCCTTGGGGCCTTTTCTTTGCCCGGATCCGGGGCCGCCCCTTGGAAAGCGGCAAATAATGCTCTCTCCTGCCGCTTTTCTTTGTGCTCCTCCCTAGGACATGCAATGTCCGACCCCGGGGCCTTTCCCCTTTTTCGATTGAGCTGGCCACTCCCCCCTCGCTCCCCTCGCTCCCGCGCTCCGTCATACCGCATACCTGGATTCGGGATTCGGGATTCGGGAATCGTGGTGCGGTGGGCCCTTTGCCAAGAGGCGTCCCGAGTAGTGGCTTGACAGCCATGGTGCGGTGGGTTACTACAATAGCGAATCATGAGCAACTCCTCCGATTTAGTGACAACGAGTTTCCAGTTGGACTACCGGGTTCTTGTACTACTACAGAAGCGGGCCAATGAGTTGGGGTTTCGTAGTTGGGGTGCGTATTTGCGTCATGTGGTGGACTATCATGTGGTGCTGGTGGAGCCGGACCTGTTGCGGGAGCTGCCGCGCGGGCCGTCCCGGACCGAGTCCTCTGGATAACCCGTTCCGAGCCATCCAAACCCCTGCTCCTCCCTGCCCCGGACCCCCATCCGGGGCCTTTCGCTTCCCCGCCCCCCGCCCCCCGTTCCGCTGTCTCCACACCAACCTCCAATCAAACGCGCTCCTAGGCCCCTTTCTGCTCCAGCAATCCGCATCCCCACCCCCGCCTCCAAACCCCCTACCTGATACTTCCACCAGAGGGTCCAGAAAAACTGCCGCCGCTCGCCGGGGCCGTAAGAGCCCCAAAGAGCGAAGCGGCGAGCAGTTTTTCATCTCCCTAGAAGAGGGAGATTAAGCTCCCTCTAGGGAGTAGAGCGGGGTCCATGGTAACTTTTGGGTAGGTGGTAGCAAATTTACTATCCTTTTGCTTGCGGTGTGTCCGTGCAAGACGCATTCTCTTCCTGCTATGAGTTATCTGGAGAATGGTTCCACGCTTCGGTCGATGTTCCGGCTGATGCCCCCGCAGCGCCACGACGCCGATCCGGATCGGTCCGAGGTCTTGAGGCATATCCGAGAGAACCTTGGGTGTGATCTGGGTCGGGCGATCCGTGCGTTCAATTCGATGCGGAACAAGAAGTCCATGGTGCTGACCTATGACATGGTGCATAGGCAATGGCGTGGGTGTGATTGGGTGCCGCCTGAGGATGGGGACAAGGTTGCGCTGTTGACCCGGGCGATAAACGAGTTGAAGCGTGAGCTTGCGTATCTGAAGACGACGGTGCGGAGGCATGAGAAGGAGATTGGCCTGCTTGAGCGAAAGCGTTCGGCCAATCGCGAGAAGGTGGAGGAGCAGGATGAGCAGGAGGAATCCCCTGCCCCTGAAGCGGAGCAGCAGCCGATCCCTGTGGAGGAAAAGGCTGCTGCTGTGGAGGACAAGGAGGAGTGGTTCCGGGCTATGCGCGCCGCCCTCGACGAGGAGGACCAGAAGAAGAAGGCCGAGAAGGAGGCTGCTTCAGCTCTGCGCCGGTCATCATCATGGGATTCCAGCGATCCCATAGTATGCCCGCCGGCGAGTGACGAAGATACAGTGAGCTAGTCTCCAGTCGTCCTCCGCGCTTGCAGAAGGCGAGCTGGAAGCGTCGTGGCTTGGACTGGCCCACCTCATGCAAGACGGCGATCTCCCGCGCCCAGTTGGCGAGTTCGGAGGATCCGAATCCTGAGTGGGCCAGTTCCATGGTGGTGAGTGGTTCGGCGCCGGACTCCTTGCGCTGGGGTTTGGCGACGTGGTGCATCCAGATCCATGCGACCTTGGTTTCGTGGAGGATGGGCTGGAGTTTGTTGCGGAGGAAGACGCTGACCTCGGACTGGTCGCTGAGATCGCCGCCGAAGTAGGAGAAGAGTGGATCGGCGACGATGAGATCGAGCTTGGACTTGTGGATGAAGCGTCTGGCGTAGGCGAGGAAATGGTCGCCGGTGCGGACGGTCTCGGTGCGGAACTCCAGGTTGGTGTGGAGGCTCCGCATCTGTTCGACGTTGAGGGCCATGCTTTTGACGATGTCCCGGAACGCCTCTGCCAGGTCGCCCTTGTCGTTCTCGGCTTGGATGACGCCGATCTTGAGGGCCTTCACCGGCGTGATGCCGAAGAAGTCGAGGCCGAGGCACCATCGGATGATGATCTGCATCATCATCGATGACTTCCCGATGCCGGTGCCCCCGCTGATGATCATCGAGGAGCCTCGGGTGATCCATCGGTTGCCGATGAGGTTATCCGGATCGTTGGCGGGGTCGAAGGACAAGAGGTCCCTGACGGTGACGATGGTGGCTTTGTCCTCGTCGCTCTCTCGGGCGGTGAGGTAGTCCTCCCAGGAGGAGGCGCCGATGGTGGTGGCCAGCAGCTTCTGCTGATGCTCGCCGCGCCATGCGCCCGGGAGGCGGGAGAACCGTGAGGGGTTCTTGTTCTTGGGATCGATGCCGGGGATGGCCCGATAGATTTCGTCGCGTCGGGCGTCCCATTCCTTGCGATCTGCGGCGTCTACGCGGACCCAGCCGTGGATGGATTTGCCACCGGAATCGATGAGTACGGAGATGGGGAGACCGGAGTCGCGGAGGAGTTTCTCCTGTTCGGCCTTGGGTTTGTCATCGAACTCGACGAGGACATGGCGGTAGGCGGCCACGTCGTTGTCGCTGCCGCTGTAGAGGTTGGGCTTGAAGGGGTTTATTCGGACAAACACACCGTCCTCGCGATCCGGTTTGAGGAGGAGGGAGTCTGGTGAATCGAAGCGGCGGATCCATTCTTCGACTGGGAGGAAGGAGCCGCTGGTGGCTGGCCTGCCCTCCTCGACCTGCTCGCAGATGCAGACGGTCTCGCCTTGGGCGAAGGCTGCGGTGAGGAAGCGTTTGAACTCGCTGTCGGTCTCGATGGGTGTACCCGGTGCTGGCGGCGGTGGGGGGGATGGCTTCTTGAATGTGACCCTGGTGAGGTCACCATACTGAAGGCTGGGGGATGCGTGGAGGAGGTGGCCTGCTGGTTTGTCGTGGGGTTTGGTGGCTGCGTCGGCCAGCTTGTGACGGAGTTCGGTCTCGGTCCACGGTGGGAGGCAGTTGGAGTTCCAGGAGGAGAGGATGTTGAAGGCGTCTCCTTGAGAAAGGCCGAAGCCGTGGACGAGGCCCACGGCAGCGGTGTAGGTTTGGTTATGTCCGCCGGATCCGGAGATGGCGGGTGGCACCTTGGAGATCCAAAGTGCGGCTCGTTGATAGGGAGTCATGATGGTGGTGGCCTACTTCTTCATGGGTTTGAACAGTGATTCGAACTCTTCGCGGGTGCGGACGAATCGTTGGTCGCCGCGCTGGTAGATGAGGACGGTGCGCTTCATCTCTGCGATCCGCATCTCGGCATCGCCGATGAGGATCACGGTGATGTGTGGGAAGAATCGGTGTCGGTGGGTTGGTTCCATAGTCTTCGATTTTGTTCTGCCTTTGGGTACGATAGCCATCCGTTTTTGACTCCGTGGGCGACGATTGAGTGGGCGTCCTCTCTGATCTTGAGGTACGAGAACGAGGCCATCGTCTTTTCCTCTGGGCTCCTTGGCCCGGGTTTCTGTGCGTCTTTCAGGCGTGTTTTGTACCATGGTTGTTCGTGTCTAGGTGTTCTCATTCTGGTGGTGGTAGGGAGCTGATTTGCGACAGGATACATGAGCAGTAGGTGCCTTTGGAGTGGACGTTGCAGTCAGGGTGATGGACAGGGTTCGCGAGGATGTGGTTGGAGAGTTTGCCCGTGAGGCGTACCAGGTCCATGAGGCGGATGGCCGCTTCTGCGAGTGCGGTTTCCGGGATTCCATCTGGTGAGTTGAGTTGGGATGCGATGATGTTGAGGGCTTTGACGATGTCCTTGGTGGATGAGGCGATCATTTGCGTAGGACGATGACTTTGACTCCTGCCCAGGTGCAGAGGTCGTGGTAGGATTTGATCCCGAAGTTGGGCAGGCCACCGCCGGGTGGGATTTTCTGGGAGGTGAGGGCTTTGACGAGTTCTGCTTTGGAGTTGATGCCCATGGATTTGATGAGGGAGATGTTTCTGGTGGAGAGTCCGTAGTACCATGCGGACTTGATCTGTTCGCGTTTGAGGGCGGTGTTGTAGATTTGGTGGGCGCGTTGGCGTGAGACGCCGAGGCGTTTGGCGATCTGGTGGTAGGTGGCACCGGCGGTGCGGAGGTCGGTGACGAGTGGGATGGATTCCGTGAGTGGTGTTCTCATTGGAGTGGGACTTGGCAGGCTCGGTAGCGTTTCTGTGCGTTGTGGCATTGGACGCAGAGGCCTAGTTGTTGGGTGCAGCCGCAGCCGAGGCAGGCTGCGAGGGCGTGGGCGAGGTCTTTCCAGCGTTTGAGTTCCCCTTGCGGATCTTCCAGACGCTGGATGGGGCGATGTTGTGGATCTTGGCTAGTTCCGTGCATGAGTAGGAGTGGTTTGCCTTGAGGATGGCCTGCTTGGTTTTGTTGCTGATGCGAACCCATCGTTGTTTTGAGTTCATTGAGTTCTGTTTCGAGTTGTCTTGCGAAGTCTGGCCAGAGTGCGATTCGATCTTTGATCCACTTATCGACGTACTGGTCGGTGCGTGGTGTTGGATTCATTTGTTCATGATTACGAAGTCGAAGTTGGTCTGCCAAGTTTCGGAGAGGCGATTGAAGGTATCGTCCTTGATTTTCCAGGTGCGAGGATCTCGGGTGGAGCGTGTGTGCCGGCAGATGATGCGGACATCCAGGTCCTTGATGGCGGTGTTGCGGAGTTTGTGGTCCGTGGGCAGTTCGTGGAGTTTGGTGATCATTTGAGGATCTCCTTGATCTGTTTGTTCCGCTCTTTCTGCGTGTTGTTTAGCAAGCACTCAATCCAGCGGTTCGCATCGAGCGTTGCTAGGTGTTCCCATTCGGGGTTTTTTTCGTAGTCCTTGGCCTCCATCAGGTTGGCCACTTTGATGCAGCCCTTCTTGCTTCGGTAGATGAATGCGACTCGGTTGAACTGCTCGTCGCTCATGTAGGGCGGTTGTTCGCGGCTCACAGCTTGGCCTCCTTCAACACCTCAAAGGCAATCTGTGATTCAGTCGAGCGATTGCCCCGGTAGTCCTGATTTGCGATTCGGCGGAGGGCGGATTCTAGGTGGGTAATTTTTTGAAGTCGCGTTTCAGCAATGTTTCTCCAATAACAGACATCACACAGGTCTTCTCCAGAACCGTCACGCCCATGGCAATGGTGATTGATTGCGTAAGAACGGCAGCGTTTACATTTCACAGCTTGGCCTCCTTGGCTCTCCACCAGCGGTTGACGTTCGCCATGTCTTGGTTGTCTCGGAGGATTTCATCCCCAGCCTCCTCCAGCAGCTTGATGCGCTCTTGCATTTCCATGATCTTCGTAGCCTGCCCATCTCTCATCCACTGAGTCTTGATTTGATCCAGAACCAGCGCGGCTATCTCGGTGGGCTTGAGTTTGTCGCTGATTGTCACTCGGCCATCTGGATGGATGGTCAGTATTGTTTCAGGTGTTGATTCACCGGACAGCACGGGGTTTCCCATAATGCGCCATTTAATGCGCCATTCGACGTGTGTTTCTTCGCCCTGTTTTGTTATGTCGTTCATTTGCACTCCTTCCATTTGAATTGATTGTTGTCTACTACTGCAAAACCACGTTTGATTGCTTCCTCCTGCCACACTTGGCCGGCTGCATAGGCCCCGACCAGAACTCCGACCAGAAACGCTAGGGTTGTCCTCATCTGCATTTCTCCCGCCACGAAAACATCGGCTTGCCGTCCTTGCCTTCAAGCCATTCAGCGTGGCCGGTCATGACCGCCTCGACTTCCATCCGCTCCTGGACGAGCTGCCGGACCCGGGCGCGGTATTCGGCCATCTCGATCGCGGTCGACACCAGACTGCCGACCAAGCACCCGCAGGCGAAGCCGACGATGAAGCGGTTCATTTGCGTTTTCTCCATGCCGTCGCCCCCTGCAGCTTGTATTTCCGAGCAGCCTTGAACGCCTCGGCCACCTCTCGCTTGGTCATGGGCTTGGGGTTCTCGGTTCCGATGATCTTGCGGGGGTTCACCGGCCACCTCCGATTGCGTAGTGAAGGATGAGCAGGGCATCGGCATTGCCGAGCGTGACATCGAGGTACGGGTACAGCTCCTGGGCCTTGGCCTTGAGCTTGCGCTTCCACTCCGGTCCGGTGGCGCATGCCTTCCTGCCACCGAGTCCGAGGGGTTCCTGCCAGATGCGGGGCTCGACTCTGTGCAGGGCGTAGCCTTGGGCGTAGGCCAGTCCTTGGACGATGCCGTAGTTCTCATGGAGTGTGGCGACGGCGGGGGCTGGCGTGAGCTTGGATACGAACTTCGGGACCTTCTCGATCCAGAGGTGGGATTCCGTCACCTTGAACCCGGTGAGGAGCTGGTGGATGTCCGGCACGGATTCCGGCATGGGGAACAGGAGGATGCCGTCCTTGGTATGGACTGCGAACCCGCCGTTCACTCCGGGATCACAGGCTACGATTGTTTTGCTCATTGGTTTGTTTGTTATTGTTTCGGGTTCCACCGAGTCCGGTTGCTGGCTTCGCGCCAGAGCATCCTGACCTCCTCTTGCGTCACCCGGAAGCTCCCAAAACTCCCGCCGTCGTGTTGACCAGTAATGCGGTCTCGATAGCTCCCTCCGCTGTGGCAGAACCCAATACGATCCTCCCCTTTGTAACGCGACATCGGCGCAGGCTCCCACCAGAAATCTTCCGGTACTTCTTCCAGTCCTACGACCTCTCGAAGCCATCCAACTATCGGGGAGTTAAGATCATCTTTCCACATCGGCCCAAGCATCCCGACGATCAAGACCTCGTCATGGCAACCACTGGCATCTATCTTGTTGGCAACTTCCTTCGGGAAGTCACCAACCGGCTTCACTTCGACGTAAATGATGCCTTCGCCGTGAATTGCAAAGTCAGGAATCCATCCGTTAAAATCTGTCGGCTCGTAGGTCCAACCCCATTTCAGCAGATCGAACATGGCAGCCCATTTCGCCTCAAGCCGAGAGCGGAAGTTGATTCCGTTGTACCGCGTTTCGATTGCTGCGATTTTTGGGTTTGTTCTCATTTTTGTTGTGACTTGATGGTGAGCTTGTGGCCTACCCAGACACCTATCAGGGTGCAGACTGGGAGCATGAGCGCCATGGCGATGATGGTGCAGGCGGTGGTCATGCGATGGAGCATCCGAGTTGCTGGTAGCACTTGAGACGCTTCTTCGCATGCGCCTGCGCGAGCGGGTGGAACATGTCCTTGAAGTCGTGGATGTAAGCCTCGGTCTTGCCCGGTGCCCGCCGCAGCGCCCTGCTGGCCCGCTGGATGGTTTTCTGCGCGCTCCTGCCTCCGGACACCATCACAAGGGTCTCGACGTTGGGCAGGTCCAATCCCTCGTCGGCCAGCGAGGTGGCGATCATGGTCTTGATGTTGCCGGCCTTGAACTCCTCCATGGCCTCGCGCCGCGCCTTCTTCGGCATCTTGGAATGGACGAGGATGGAGCCCTTGATCCGGATGGCGTAGGTCTCGCCGAGGGTCACCCTGGGGACGAGGACGAGGGTGGGTGAGTGGCAGTTGCCGCAGGTGGCGAACATGATCGCGGCGTTGTTCCTCTGCTGGTTCTGGCAGATGCCGATGTCGGTGATGGCTTCCCAAGCGCACATGGCTCGGAGTTCCGGCTCACGGATCCGCATGTAGCGTTTGCGATCCTTGAACAGCCTCTCGATGTGGTCATCGATCTTCCGCTGGATCAGGAAGTCGGTGGCCGAGGACAGGTAGACTGTTGCGTGGGCCAGAACGCCGGCGAGGTCCTCGCGCTTGATCTCGTAGACGTTGTTCCGGAAAAGGTTTCGGAGGATCGTGTTTCGCTCCGCATCATCACCCCAAGGGGTGGCATCGAATCCGTAGCGCAGGCCATTGCAGGACTCGATGATCCGCCGCCACGAATCGGCAGGCGCATGCTTGGCCTCATCGACGATGATCAGTTTCTTGCGTGAGAAATCGACCGACTCATGGGGGCAACGGACTTCGACCCGGTTTGGATTCACTCCGACCGCTTCAAGCGCAGCGATTGCCTGTTGGCAGGTTTCGCGGGTGGGGGCGAGCCAGCCGAAGGAGAGGGTTGGGTATTTTTCGGCAGCGTGTTTGATGATGGACGAGGCGATGACGGTCTTGCCGCATCCGGCGGGGGCGATGATGAGTCCACCATTCACCATTCCCCATTCGACGGCTCGCTGCTGGTAGGGTCGGAGGAGAAAGGCTTGCTTTCCCGTGGATCCGGATTGATCTTGGTTTTGCATGACGTTTCGTTGCGTTGTGCGATAATAGGGACTCATGATTCACCCCCGGAGGCTGATACCTCCGGGGGCTTTTGTTTGCGGATCAGATGGTGTCGTTGTCGGACGGCACCTTCTTCATGCGACGGACACGGAGCGTGGTCTGCTCGGCCCCGTTCTTGTCGGTGTACTTCTCCTCCTCCAGCACGATGTTGAGTGAGAGGCCGATGAACGCTGCGAGGAAGCCGTGGAAGGCTCCGCTGACGCTGAAGTCGAACTCCTTGCCATCATCGATGTTCGCCTCGGTGGCGGCGATGAGGGCCTGGACACGCCACATCAGGGTATCCTTGAGGGCGAATCGGTCGCTGACGATCTCGCCGGCAGCGCCCTTGTACTTGAGCGTGACGACGGCATTGCCGTTCTTGTCGAGGCCATCGTCCTTGGCGGACGAGACGACGACGGTGTACTCGCCGGGACCCGGGAAGGGCTTCACTTCGGCTTGGCTGCGATCAACTGTGAACTTCATGTATGTTACTTTCGTTGGTAGTTGTTACTGTTGGGGATCCTGACGAGCTGCCCACGCAGGCAGCGAGAGAGACTGCACGGTCGATGCGTAGCACGGCCATGAGTTGAGGGTTTGGCACTCCCGGAAGAGGGAGAGCTGCGAGTCGATGATCTCGTTGCCGAGATCGATGGCCTGCTGATCGAGCTCGTAGCAGGCGACACCGAACGGGGCTTCCTTCTCGACGGCGATGAAGATGAAGCGGTTGATGCCGGTGATGCGCTGGTACCATGCGGCTTGGACATGGTAGCGGAACTGAGCGACCGACTTGGCGAATGCCTGCGGTGAGGCGTCCTGGGTGGTCTTGAGGTCGATGATAGCGTCCCCAGAGAGGCCATCGATGCGGGCCTTCACCGCGATGTCGTTCCAAGTATCGAAGTACGAGACCTCGAAACTGCTACAAGCGTTGAGGGCGGACGCAGCGGCCGGATGGGCGTGGACGCTGGTGGCGAGGTGGACGAGTGAGTCCCATGTATCGATGGCCAGCGGGGTGAACCCGGCGTCCACGATTGCTTGGTACTCGGCCTTGCCCTCCTTGGTACGTCGGTCGCCTTCAAAGGGCTTGTATCGACCGTAGAAGAGTTCTGGCTCAAGGACGGCCATGTGGGCTGCGGTGCCGAACTCCATGGCTGGGGTGACCTCTGGTTCGGAGGCTCCGTCCTGCCATGCGCGGAAGTGGGCAGGGCTCTTGCGGAACTGGTCGAGGCCGGACTTGGAGAGGGCCTTGCGGTTGTGATACTGCGAGGCCGGCAGGTCGTGGATGATCTCAGGCATTGGACACCTCCGTCACGATGGTGGGCTCGACGGTGACCAGCTTGGACAGGATGAGGTCCGGCTTCTTGATGTAGCGCGAAGCGGTTACGTCATCGAGGTCGCGGAAGGTCTGACCGTCTTTGAGTCGGCCAGCCTTGATGAGGAGTTCGTTGACCTCCACCTCGCGGGACTCGAAGAGGGCTTCGAGCTTGGAGACGAGGTCGAATGACTGGGACGGGGTGACGGAGACCTCAGAGGGAGCAGGGGTGAAGTCCTCGGTTTCCTCCGGGGTGTAGATGCCGGCGACGACTTCCGGTGCCAGCATGCGGATGGCCTTGCTGATGCAGCGGGCGCGGAGCATGGCGGACGGATCCTTGGCCCACCCGGAACCGGGCTTGGCGGGGAGGAGTCCGGCGATCTTGGCGTCGTTCTCGGTGAAGCCGATCTCGCACTCGTTGCCGTCGTACTTCCAGACAGCGACGGCGGCTTTTGAATCGAACTGCTTCCAGAGGACCTTGCCGCCGCGAGCGCGGTAGCCGGCGAGCATGGCGTCGGAACGCATGCTCAGGGAGCCGTTGATGATGTGGTACTCGCGCTTGAAGTCGAACGGGGTCTTCTTCTCGGCGGCGCATTGCCACGCGATGAGTTTGCCCTGCTCGACCTTGGTGCATCCGAGCATGCCGGATGAGGCGATCCACTCGCCCATCTTCTCGATGGCGGTGAGTGGGTCGGTGAGGTGGTCGTACATGCCGACCGATGGGGGTTGCGTTGAGGATACTGCGGTGGGTGGGGGTAGGTTCATGTTTCCTTTGGTGAGCGGAGCATCAATCGCTCCCTCACGGCCCCCACCCTAGCGGCAACCCCGCCCTTGTCCAGAAGAATTTAGAATTATTCTTGCTCCGACTCTTCGCCGAGGTATCGGCGTAGGAGTTGACCCTGTTGCGGGGTCGGTTTCTGGGCGATTTCCGCGAGTTTGTTGAGGAACTCCTGACGGTTCTTGAGGCCGGTGACTCCTGCTCCCTTGGCGAATGCGCGGGCGACGAGGTTGTAGGCTCCTGCTGCGAGGAAGTTGCCCATCATGTTCTGAATGCCCTGTTGGACATTGCCCGTGGCAATCTGGGCGGGTGCTTGTGCGACGGCTCGGCCAACTCGTTCGAGTGCGGCACCGCGAACCGTGGAACCGGCCATGCCTGCGGCCTGCCGACCTTCCTCGATGACTCGGAATCCCGGGAGGAACATGGAATCGATGGTGAGCATGAGGTTCCGGCCGATGATTCGCTCGACGTTGTCCCTCATGGCTGGATCAGCCAGTTCCGCGAGTGATCCGAGGTTGGCTCCTCGCCCTTCGGTGGTCGCTTTGAGCAGGAGATCCTCGATTTCCCTCGCGCGTATCTGCAAGAGCGTGTCCTGCGCGCCCTTGGAGCCCGCTACGGCCTGTTTTTCGAGTGTCTGAAGCACCGAATCCACGGTTGCTAGGTCCGGAAGCGTCCTGACGGCTCTGGAAGCGACTGCGAAGCCTGCTGGAGTGCCTGTCTTGAGCAGGTTGAGGACAGCTTCCGGTCCTTTGGCCTGCTCGGCAGGCAGATTTTGGATGTATTTGACGAAGCGATTGAGTTCGGAGGTGGTTCCGAAGCCGAGTCTCTGCAATCCGCCACCACCCTGCTGCGCGATGTTGTTGAGATCGCCGGCGAGCCTCATCAGGTCGATTTCGCCGGTAGCTGGATCGATGGATCGATCAACGATTCCAGAGCGAGTGATGTCCGACAGCCTGCGAGCATCCGGAACTCCTTCCACCTTCGCAGCCTTGAGGTCTTCAAGGAGCGTGGAAGCGTTCAGGAATGCGGGAGTCTCGGTTCCTTGGCGGGCCACTCGACCGGTGACGGTCTCGGCCATCTGCGCGGTCTCCATGCGCTCTGGCTTGAAGGCTTGGGAGACCCCGAACTCGTCGAAGCGTCCACGGAACTTGCTGTAGAACTCGTTGGCTGCCTTGAGTGCGTCGGCATTCTTTTGACCGATGGCTTGAGGAGCTTGGAAGTCGATGGTCTGGGTGATCCGGTTGGCGACGTTCCTGATGTCCCGTTGGGTGGATTTGCCGAAAGCCTGACCTGCGGCATCCGAAGCCTCGTAGAGCTGATCTCGGATCGCCCTGAGATCATTCAACGATGTGGGATTTCTGGAGGCGAAGATTTCTTCCAGCTTGCGGAGGTATGGAGTGAAGACGCGACTCTGCTCCCCGGTCTGGAGCGCGGGATACTTGTTGAGCAGGCCAAGGATCTCGTCCTCGACTGACGGCAGGTTTTTGCCTGCTGGAGCGCCGATGTTGAATACTGGAAGATCCTCGACTGACTTCAACGGTGCGTAGAGGCCGCTTGAGTGGCTTCTAAAAGCGTCTCTGGTCTGCTCGATCATTTGCTCTTCCTCTCGACCCATGGTGGCCGATTGGAAACGACGAACTCCTCCTCCTTTGAATCCACCCTTGAGCGTCTCGATCTCAACCGCTTTTTGGAACGACTGCTGGGCTTCCGCGAGAGCTTCCTGCGCGAGGCTCTTCTGGGCTTCGGAGCGAGCCTTTTCGACGGCGGCGAAGGCGGAGTTGACGTTCTGGGCCTCGTTCTTCAACCGCGCTGCTGTTTCTGGCCCGAGGTTGCCGATGGTCTGCGAGATGCGGCTGACGAGATCCGGATAATTCTCGGCTGCGACTCCGGTGATTCCTTGGACCGCCTTGGCGATGGATTCGGATTGTGCGCGGAGTTGTTCCTTGAGTTCTTGGCTCCCGGTCTGTGAAGCGACACGGGTTTCGAGGCCGGCGAACATCGGGAACGCCTGACCGATTGTCGCTTGGACACCTGGACCGATGTTCTCGACAGCTTGTGCGCGGGTGGCACCACTTCCGAAAAATTCACCCAACGCTCCAGCGGCTTTACCGGCTCCTCCGAGTAATCCGGTCAGAGCGCCGGGTATTGCGGCTTCCCTCAATCCGCTTCCAATGCCTTCAACCTTGCCTTCAAGCATTCCGCCGCCAAGACCAGCACCTGCGGCGGCACCTGTAGTCTTGAGCAGTCCACCGAGCCCACCCTTGAACACGGGAGCGGCTCCGCGAACGGTTGCTCCTGCGATTTCACCGGGGCGCAATCCCTTGCCTTCGACCGCTTGGGCACCGGTTTCACCGAGTCCTGCGGAAGCTGCCCCAGCGATTATTTGAGCCGGGATAGATCCACCACCAGAGGCCAATCCGACAGCTAAAGGAACTCCGTAACGAAGAACTTTTGCTGTCGCTTCAGGACTCATGGGTCCGCCGCCACCACGCATTTCGCGCAAAACCTGAAGCCTTTCACGGCGCTCCAATTCTTCTGCGCTTGGTTCTGCTGGATCAGCCGACAGCCGCGCAATCTCGTTCTCAATCTGCGCCAGCCTTGCGAGAGCTTCTTCTCTGGAGAGTTGGTCGGCCATAGTCTTATCGAGTGGTTGCTGGAGCGTTGGTCAATCCGAGCGAGTTGCGAAGACGAGCGGCCTCTTCTCGAAGCCCTTGAATGCGGTCGCCCGTGGTTTTTCGAGGAGCCCCGAGGTTCCCGAAGTTGAACTGCTCCCGAGTCTTCAGCCAGTTCTGGCGAGCCTCCTCGGCAGACTTGGCCGCCCCCGGAGGAACCGCGATCATCGAATCCCTGTACTCAGCGACCAAGTCCTTGGAGAACACGTCATCAAGGAATTGAACCATGCGAGGCAGGAAGTTGGCAGAGTTGGGATCACCGAACTGTTGTTTGGCGGATTCCAACTCGTTGCCTGTAAGCGAAGCTGCAAACAGGTCTTTCCGAGTTCCGGAAATCACCTTCTCAAATTGCTGAACGATGTCGTTGATCGTGTTGAGCCGTGGATCCTCCGTTCCATACTTGTTCTGGAGCCCACGGAACCAGCTCTTGAATGAGTTGAAGTTGGATTGCGAAACCTTGGCTAGGTCTTCGGTACCAGCCAAAGCCGCAATAGACTCTGCGAGATTGGTGGCTCTTCCGAGGGTGTCCTTCCATCCGAACAGCGTCTTGCGCTCTGTAGCAGTTGGAGCGGTGAAGATGTTGGCCGTCCTCTTGATCTCAGGATCGCGTTGGAGCGAAGCAGGAAGCTGTGAGTAAAGACCCTTGAGCTTGTTGGGGTCTGGGTTGTCCAAAGAGGCTTCCTCGTTGAACTTGTTGAATGCCTCCTGCTGAGACTTCTGAGTCCGTTCGTAATGACCAATCTCAGACTCCTGTTGAAACCTTCTTCCGTAAATCTCGTTCCAAGAAATCGCCTGCTGATTAGTGAGTGAATCAACATTAAATGGTGCCGGAAATGCACCAACACCTTGGTACGCTTTGAGGTTGGCCTTAGCCTGCTCTCCACGCTGTTCCAAAGGAATCTTGCTCTGAGTCTCCATCCTGATGCGCTCACGCTCGCCACGAAGTTGTCCGGTAGGGGCCCCTGGTGTAGGCGTTCCTCCAAATCCCCGGATCTCAGCCTCAATCAAAGGACGTTCAATTTCCTCCTTAGCAGCCGCAGCGGCTCGATTCTCAGCAAGCTCGCGCTGCCCACCAAGAACCCCAAGTTGATAGCGTGGATCCGCCTCGTACTGAGATGGCCCAACCGACTGGCCAAGACCAAAGATCCTACCCTGACTCTTGGCGATCTCACCCTTCACGCCCTCGCTCCGCAGCTTGGAGATCATCTGCTCAATGGGAGCATTCGGATCCAGCTCGATGCCCTGCTGGAGAGCATTGGTCATGAGGGCACGGCGCATGGCCCGCTCTTCGTCACGCTTCTGGAACTCCTCTTGGAGCATTGCTCGATTGAGGGCTCGCTCACGACGGATCTGCTCGTTGGTCCCGGTCAATTCACCGGCGATGCCTCCGGTGAGCATGGACAGACCGCGAAGGAACGGGTTGATCTTCGGCGGTGTGAGTAATGAATCTGTAGGTGTTGCCATATCAGCCTCTCATTCTTTCGAGCATCCTGTTCTCCATCGCCTGATCCACGATTGATTGGCGGATCCTCTGGTTGCCGATGGCCCTCATGGCTGCGGCGAGGATCTGCTCGGGATCGTACTGGATGTAGTTCGGAGTATCGTAGGGTTCTGGGATGAAATTGTCGGTCGCTCGCTGCGGCAATGGGACGGTCCGCAGGGGGTTGAGCGGCTGGAAATTCCGATCTTTCCGGATTGCGCTCCCCTGATTGGCGGAAGGATTGAAAGGGGTGAACGTGAGTTCCGGTACATCGGGGTACTTGATTGGATCAAGTATCACACGAGCAGGAACGTATTCCGAAGGGGCCTCTGGGTTCTCGGTACCAGGGGCCGGGCTTCCGGTTCCCGGCGTCACGGTCGGTGTCGAAGTGGTTTGGGTCTGGCCCTCGGTGACCTTGGTGACATCCTCCGGAGTTAACTGCTCAACGCCGCCGCCGGGAGGGGTTTTGGTGGCTGGAACAAAGTATCCACGCTCCGGAAGCGTAAGGTCCCAGACCCATTGATTTCCTTCGTTGTCAGGAGGAATAGGATCTCCGACACGCACACCCGGTTGTCCGTGAAGAGGATCACCGACTCGTGCATAGACTTCCGTCGTGGTCGGAGGAGACACCGGTTGTGCCGGTGTTGGCTTTGATTTCTGTAGCGTCTGGACTCTGGACAGATCCGGCGCAGCGGGCTCCGTGTAGGTCGTTACCGGAACTGGCTCTGGCTGAGGAGTGTACCTGACGGTGGCCGGCCTGACGGTCTGCTGATTCTGAGGAGCCGACACGACAGGCGTTGTCTCCGTCGGAACGTAAGTCCCGAGGGTCATCGGCGGTGTGATGAGCCCTGGGGATGGCGGAGCGGCGATTGACGGCCTCGCGGGCTCAACCGCTGGCGGCGGAGGGCTGTTGAGGATGAGTTGCGCGGGATCGCCGGGGGGAGGCTCTGGTTGAAGTAGGATGGGATACCTCTCCAGCATGTTGGGACCGACCGAGGTCCCCATCTCGGACAGATCACCACCTTCCGGAAAGAGGAAGTACGATTCCATGTTATCCACCGATGAATCCACCGTAACCTCTTCCAAGATTGGCAATGCCTCCGGTCAATCCTTGGAAGATCGAAAGCGGAGAACCTGCCTGCGAGGCTTGGAATGAGTTCTGGGCGTTCTGCAATGCGAAGCTGGATCCAAGCTGCATGAGCTGACCCGGACCCGCCTGCTGCATGCCCTGAATGAGTTGAGGAGAGGCGAACGGAGAAGCACCCTGTTGGAGACCCGGAAGCTGGCCCGCCTGATACACGATGGGCTGGAGACCGAGCGCGGACTGGATGTTGGCGATGTTCTGCTGCTGCGCTCCCTGACGCTGCTGCTGCGAAGCCATTTGGCCAGCGAAGCTCTGCTGCTGGGCGGTATTTCGCTGGCCGGTGGCTGCGAGGATGTTCTGGAAGGCCTCCTGCGCCTGACGATTGGCGGTGTCGCTTGTGGTCTGACCGGACTGGAGCAGGCCAAGGGCTTGGGACCTGCGCTGGACATCGGCGTTGGCGATTGCCTCACCGACGGCGCGAGCCTCGCGGAAGGCTTGGGCATTGCTCAGGAGGTTGCCGGTGGCGGCTCCACGGGCGCGGGCTGCCTGTTCCACGGATCGGAGGACCGACGGATCGAGAGTGCCGGTCTGGGCGAGGCCGCGCTGGACTTGGCGCTCCAGCTCACCGCGCATCGACTTGGCGGCACCGGTATCGCTCGGGCCGGTGGGCATTGCCACCTTCTCGTAGGTGGGGGATTCGATTTCGGTTTGAGAGATGGGGCTTTTGCCGATGTCCTTTAGGAAGGTTTCGTAAAGCCCGTACCGATTTGGATCGAGTGCTTGAAGTTCCGATCTGCGCTGGATGGCTGTTGCCTCACCAAGCGTCGGGCCTCCCGGAGTGACACGCTGCTGTGATGCCCTGTACTGGGCGAGGGCCTGCTCAGGGGCCATCTCGGCCAACGCCTGTCCGATTGCTTTGGTCTGGGCGATGTCCGAAATCGGTCCGAAATCAACGTCTTTGAACTCTCCTGTCGCTCTTCCGTCTTTGTAGACCGGCACCTCGACTTTTGCGCCAATTCGGGATGCCGCTTCAATTTGGCGAAGCAGCGGAAATGTTTCCGCTTGAGCCATGACGGCATCCCTGTTTGCCGATGCGAAATCAGGCGCTCTGTAATCTCCTCCCATAGCAAATCCTTTCGTTCATCAACAGTTTGAAGTACCGCTCGAAATCGTACAAACGGGAAACGCCTGTGTGGACGTTGTTGCCTCCCATCTTCGTGACATTGGGCCCGCAACGTTGCTTCATGGCCATCCACAGGGTGTGGACGGCAAACGGCTTGCTGGTCACTACAACTTCGATCCACGCAATGTGTCCATCGAGGTCGTTGTTGTAGATGTCTTTTGCTTCCTCGATGGAGTTGAGGAACCGAACCGCGCCAACACCAACGCATTCGTTGCCATCCATGACGATGCCGATCTGGCGCTTGGAATTGAAGATCCCGATCCAGTTGAGCAGCTCATCGTCGTTCCATGTGGAACAAGTGGGCCACTTCTCCTTCAGGAGCTTGGCGGCTGCGATGATGGTCGGGTGCGGGGTCATTGCTGCGGACGAACGGAATCAACGAATCCGGACAGGATCGTGGATTGCAGGGACAGTCTCCCTCCTGTGGTTTCCACCTTGAATTGCATGGTGTTCCAACGCCCTTGACTGATGAGGTTGTAGGCTTTGAGGAACTTCTGGGAGTTGGTGATCGAGAGGGCTGAATCCAGAGTGGAGAATGTCCCGCTCATGTTCTTGGCCAACGAGATCGAGGCGGTCGTGTTTGAGGTCGTGTACGGGTTGTCGAAGGCGAACTGGATGCTGTAGCCGATCTTGTCCGGGATGGGCTCGCCTAGGTTGTACGCCTTCGTGATGACCGTGGATGCGTAG